ATTTTGGCTATACGCCGCAATATGCCTATGAATATCCGATCGAGCTTCGGTCGTTCACAGAAAGGACGCGTTTCTAATGGCCATGACCCTCAAGGCTGTCACCTCATGCCTGGGGTATCAGCAGATCACTTCGCTTAGTTCCTCGACGGGGCTCACAGTCCCGGCCACGGACCCGAGCGGCAACAAGCAGCAGCCGACGTTCGCGCTGATCATCGCCGAGACGCAGGCTGTGCGCTGGCGCGACGATGGCACCGCGCCGACGGCGTCGGTCGGTATGCCGCTCGCGGTTGGCGTCCCGCTCCAGTACGACGGCGACCTGACCAAGATTCGGTTCATTGAACAGACCGCCAGCGCCAAGTTGAACATCAGCTATTACGCATAATGTTTGACGAACGCAGATCAAACATGTTACGCATGAAACTACCGTACCGGCGAGGCTCACCGGGAATCCCATAGGGGTTAGACATGGACGAAAATGTCCCATTTGAAGCGGATGCCTCCGCGCCAGAACTGGAAGCCACGGCAGCATTCCAGCCTGAAGACAATCTGACGCCGGAAACGCCGATCGAACAGGAAGCGCCTAAGTCTTTCACACAGGAAGAACTGGACGCGATCGTCGGCAAGCGCCTCGCACGCGAGCAGCGCAAATGGGAAAGAGAGCAGGCTCAACGGCAGGCTGACCTTCAGGCGTTTCGCGCACCTGTAGACATCCCGTCCCAAGAGTACTTCAACTCGCCAGAGGACTACGCGGAAGCGTTGGCCGAACGGAAAGCTGAAGATCTGGTTGCTCGGCGGGAAGCCGCCAAGCAGCAGACTGTCCTTTTAGAGCAGTATCAGACGAAAGAGGAAGAGGCGCGGGACAAGTACGACGACTTCGAGCAAGTCGCCTACAACCCCAACCTTCCTGTGACGGATATGATGGCTCAAACGATCCAGGCATCGGACATTGGCCCCGACGTAATATATTACCTCGGCTCCAACCCGAAAGAAGCCCAGCGGATCTCCCAAATGGCTCCGTACTTGCAGGCAAGAGAGATCGGACGGCTTGAAGTTAAACTTAGCGACAATCCGCCCACCCGGAGGACATCAACCGCCCCGGCACCGATTGCGCCTGTCACAGCCCGTGCCAAAGGTACGCCCGCTTTTGATACCACCGACCCACGGGCTGCAAAGTCCATGAGTACCTCGGAATGGATCGAAGCGGAACGGATGCGGCAGATCAAGAAGTACGAGGCACAACGCAACCGTTAATTTGGGACGACCCACATGGCTAACTCGATTCTTACTATCGACATGATCACGCGCAAGGCGCTTGAGATTCTCGAAAACAACCTTGTTCTCACCCGCAACGTGAACCGCCAGTACGACGACAGCTTTGCTGTCGAAGGCGCCAAGATCGGTTCGACCCTGCGTATCCGTCTGCCTGACCGTGCGCTGGTGACCGACGGCGCGGCGCTTCAGGTGCAGGACGACAACGAGCAGTTCACCACGCTGACCGTTGCCAGCCAGAAGCACATCGGCGTGAACTTCACGTCTGCCGAACTGACCATGCAGCTTGACGACTTTGCCGAGCGTGTTCTCAAGCCGCGTATCTCGCAGCTTGCGTCCAGCATCGACGCTGACGTCGCTAACGCCTACAAGCAGATTTACTCGACTGTTGGTACGCCAGGCACCACGCCTGCAACCTCGCTGGTCCTGCTTCAGGCGCAGCAGAAGCTGAACGAATACGCTGTTCCGATGAACAGCCGTTATGCCACCGTCAACCCGGCTGCCAACGCCGGCCTGGTCGAAGGCTTGAAGGGTCTGTTCAACCCGGTCGATACCATCAGCCGCCAGTTCAAGAACGGCATGATGGGTGAAGGCGTGCTGGGCTACGACGAGATCAACATGTCGCAGTCGATCAAACAGCACACCACGGGTTCGCGCACCGCCACCGGCACCGTCACCACGGCTGTCTCAACGCAGGGTCAGGCCACCATCGACCTTTCAGGTCTCGGCGCGGCAGGCACTATCGCTGCCGGCGATGTGTTCACGATTGCTGGCGTGTTCTCGGTTAACCCGCAGACCCGTGAATCGACCGGCGCGCTTCAGCAGTTCGTCGTTCTTACTGCGGTCACTGCCGACGGCTCGGGCAACGCTACCGGCGTGCAGATCAGCCCCGCGATCTACACCGCGGCCAATGCTCTGGCGACTGTCAGCGCGTTCCCGGCAGCCAGCGCCGTGACGACTTTTGTTGGTGCTGCTTCGACCAGCTACCCGCAGAACCTCATCTACCAGAAGAACGCCATCACGTTCGCCACCGCCGACCTTCTGCTTCCGCAGGGTGTCGATATGGCGTCGCGTGCGGTCCACAACGGCATTTCGCTCCGCGTTGTCCGTCAGTACGACATCAACAACGACCGTATGCCTTGCCGTATTGACGTCCTGTATGGTTTCAACACCATTCGCGCGCCGATGGCCGTCCGTCTCTGGGGTTAACCTTTGATGGCCCTCGGTTCGCCGGGGGCCACCTTTTCTGAAAGGATTATACAATGCCTATTCCTAACGGTTCCGGCGGCTACCAAGTCGGCGCGGGCAACCCCAACGAAATCATGTTCACGCCGTCGGCTATTCCGACCGCGTATACTGCCGGTGTGACACTCACGCTAAACGATCTGGCTGGCGGTCTGGTCGTCTATACGTCGGCTAGCACCGCCAACCTTGCGTTGCCGACTGCGGCTTCTGTAGACGCCGCTAACGTCAACCTTCGCGTTGGTTCGTCGTTTGATGTTTCGCTTATCGCCACCAGCACAGGCGTTCCGACCATTACAGTTGGCACGGGCTGGACGCTGGTTGGTGTCGGTACTGGCGTTGCGTCGCGCAGCGTCCTGTTCCGCGCCGTCAAGACCGGCGACGCAACCTACTCGATGTACCGCATCGCAGGCTAACGAGATGGGCGGGCTTCGGCCCGCCCATTTTTCAAGGACGCAATATGCCAATCATCTATCTCAGTCATCCGGTCCACGGCGCCAAGGTCGCCACGATGGAAGCCGAAGCGATTTATGATGAAATGAACGGCTGGACGCGCTATGACCCCGAGACGCAGTCGTCAGACGCGGCAGTTCCTGCTAACGAACTGGCGGTAAAACGTCGGGGCCGCAGGCCCGCAGTAAAGGACGGACTTGATGACGACGGCGAGCGACCAGATTAACGGCGCATTGCAACTGATCGGCCAACTTGCCGAAGCCGAAACCCCTTCGGCAGCAACGTCGGCAGATGCACTTGAGGCGCTTAACCAGATGCTCGACTCGTGGAGTACGGAACGACTCGCCGTGTTCTGCACTCAAGACCAAGTCGTCAACTGGCAGCCCGGTACGCGGACGGCCACGCTCGGCCCGACCGGCACGCTTACTCCCGTCAATCCCGTTGTGGTCCTCAACCGCCCCGTGCTGGTTGACGACGCGACCTACTTCAGAGACCCGGCCACCGGCGTCAGCTATGGCCTCAAGCTCATAAACCAGCAGCAGTACAACGGCATCGCGGTCAAGACCGTAACCTCGACGTATCCGCAGGTGCTGTGGGTCAACATGACCTACCCCGACATTGAGTTGGCGGTGTACCCAGTGCCGACCAAGCTGCTGGAGTTCCATATCGTATCGACCAAGGTGCTGGACCAGCCGGCAGACCTAGCGACCACGCTTGTGTTCCCGCCGGGGTATCTGCGCGCGTTCCGCTACAACCTCGCCTGCGAGATCGCGGCGATGTTTGGCGTCGAGCCAACCCGCCAGGTGCAGCGCATCGCTATGACCAGCAAGCGCGACATCAAACGCATCAACAACCCGAATGCCATCATGTCGCTGCCGTACTCCATCGTCGCGACGCGCCAGCGGTTTAACATCTTCGCGGGGAATTTCTGATGCCAACCGTTACGATCACCGCGCTCCCAGTTGCCGCGTCCGCTGCTGGCGCGGACGTATTCCCCTTTGTCCAAAGCGGAATTACGAAACAGATCTCCAAAACCGCGCTGTTCACCAACGCAACGCTGGCTACACCCACAATCACCACGCCAGCGGTAACTGGCGGGACATTTTCCAGCGGCACATTCACGTCCCCTACGCTCGTTACGCCCGCGCTCGGCACGCCAGCATCGGGGACGCTGACAAACTGCACGGGGCTACCTGTAGCCTCTGGCGTATCCGGCCTCGGAACTGGGGTAGTTACGTTCTTGGCCACCCCGTCATCGGCTAACCTACGCACCGCGCTGACGGACGAAACAGGCACCGGTGCCGCGGTTTTTGCCACCACGCCGACCCTGACCACGCCTATCGTGTCAGGTGTTCTTGCCACTTCGGCGGCCGCACCAACTATCGCCAGCGCGACAACGATCGCGCCGACCACGGCCATTGTGTTCATCAGCGGCACGACGGCTATCGAGACGATCACACCGCCGGCGCCTATCGCGTCAGGCGGCGGGTCTATCACGCTAATCCCCACAGGCATCTTTACGACCACAACGGCGGGGAACATCGCGCTTGCGTCTACCGCCGTTGTTAGCAAGGCTTTGGTCATGACATATGATGTGACCACCACCAAATGGTATCCGAGTTACTAGGCGATGAAAACGCCCATCCTTGGGTCGGCTTACGTCGCCCGCAGCGTCAACGCTGCCGACAACCGAATGGTAAACCTGTTCCCGGAGATCGTTCCCGAGGGCGGCAAAGAGCCTGCGTTTCTCCAACGCGCGCCGGGGTTGAAGTTCCAGCAGACGGTCGGCACCGGGCCGATCCGCGGGCTGTGGGCGCACCAGACCAACGGCAGCGACTTCTACGTTGTGTCGGGCAGCGAACTCTACAAGCTCACCAGCCTGACCGGCACGCCGACGCTGATCGGCACTGTGGCGGGCACTGGGCCTGTGTCGATCGCCGACAACGGCACGCAGCTATTCATCGCGGCCAACCCCAACGGCTATATCTACAACGAAGCAACGGGCGCGTTCGGCCAGATCACGGACCCGGACTTCCCCGGCGCGGTCACAGTGTCCTACCTCGACGGCTACTTCGTGTTCAACGAGCCGAACAGTCAGCGCATCTGGGTGACGCAGTTGCTGGACGGCACCAGCATCGACCCGTTGGAATTTGCCAGCGCGGAAGGCTCGCCTGACGGCGTCGTGGCGGTGTTTACCGACCACCGCGAACTGTGGGTGTTTGGCACAGACACAACGGAAGTCTGGTACAACACCGCAGGGCTTGACTTTCCACTCAGCCCTATCCCCGGCGCGTTCAACGAACTGGGCTGCGCGGCCCCCCACTCCGTCTCCAAGATGGACAACCAGATTTACTGGCTCGGCCAAGACGCGCGCGGACGCGGCATGGTCTACCGGGCGTCTGGCTACATCGGCCAGCGCGTCTCGACGCACGCGGTCGAATGGCAGATCCAGCAGTACGCCGACATCGCGGACGCAACGGGTTACACCTACCAGCAGGACGGCCACAGCTTCTACGTCCTGAACTTCCCGTCAGCCAACGCAACGTGGGTCTACGACGCGGCGACCGGCGCATGGCACGAGCGCGCCGGGTTTGTGAACGGAGATTTTACACGCCACCGCGCCAACAATATGTGCAACTTTGAGGGCAACATCGTTGTCGGCGATTTTGAGAACGGCAACCTCTACACCTTTGACCTTGAGGTGTTCCAAGACAACGGCCAGCCGCAGAAATGGCTGCGCTCGTGGCGCGCGTTGCCGACCGGCTCGAACACCCTCAAACGTACGGCGCAGCACAGCCTCCAGCTAGACTGCGAGACGGGCGTCGGACTTAATTTATATCCCTCCGAAGACGACCGCGAGCTTCTCACGGAGTCTGGCGACTTTATCGCCGCCGAAGACGGGTCGTTGCTTGCCGCACAAGCATACCCCGCTGCGCCGGGTTACGACCCCCAAGTCATGCTGCGCTGGTCGGGCAACGGCGGCCATACCTGGTCGAACGAACACTGGGTGTCGATGGGCAAGATCGGCGAGTACGGC